TCCGAGATCACTGATTTGGATCTGTCTGCTGCCAAGACCAAGGAATGGTTGGCTCTGCCACCGGCCAAGCGTCCGAGGGAAGTCAACGAGGCTCTGTATCTCGCGAACCGGCGTGAGGGGTGGAGTGCCACGGAGGCATGTCGCCGCGCGGGAATGTCGTACTACACCATGGCTGCATGGCGGACAAAGATCGCGGGCTTCCGTGACAGGGAGGCTCAGGCCGAGGCTCAGGGTGATATGTCGATGTTGGACATGCTGAAGGGGATGGCGTTGTCGGCGGAAGATGAGCGGAACCGGATTCGGGCTGCTGAGGTATGGCTCCGGGCAAGACTGCCTCGGGTGGAGCGTGTTGAGTTGTCGGGTCCCAACGGGGGTCCACTTATGGGTGTTGGGGTTGAGGCCAAGCAGGTTCAGCAGGCGATCTCGATCTGGTCCAGCAGGCTCGGCATGCAGGATGGTCATAGCGGGCCTCAGAGCCTGCCTGAGAGCGAGCAGGAGTAAACGAGGGTATGGACACCACTTTGGTCTCAAACATCCGTACGGTCCTGTCTGGGGCTAAGGCTCCCGAGGACTTTGGGTGGGGGGCCAATGACGTAGCGGCGTGGAAGGAGTTGATCGCTGGGGACCCCGTGGCGTTCATGACTCTTGGGGTTTGGTCTCGGCGGGTGAAGGAGGTTGATCCGGTCACGGGCGAGGACCGACCAGCCGAGCATCCGCTTGTGCCGTTCATTCCGTGGAAGGCTCAGGCGGAGATGATCTACCAGATGGTGGCGGCGGTGGAGTCGGGTCAGGACATCTGCGTGGCGAAGAGTCGTGAAACGGGTGTGTCGGTGATCAGTACCGCCATCTCGGTTTGGGGCTGGCTGTTCAAAAAGTGGGATGTCTTGCTGTGTTCTCGGACTGAGGCTCTGGTTGATCGGTCTGGTGACCCTGATACGCTGTTTGCCAAGGTCGAGCATGTCCTCAAGTACCTCCCGCCCCAGTGGCTGCCCTGCCCGTTGCAGGACTTGCAGCCCGGTGGCAAGCGGCGACGGCACTGCATTCTGGAGCATCCTGATGGGAACGCGATTACGGGTGAAGCAACGACGAGCCACATCGGTCGTGGTGCGAGAAAGACGGTGGTGGTTTTTGACGAGGCCGCTTCACAAGATCGGTTCGAGTCTGGCTGGCGTTCTGCGGCTGATACTGCTGCTAGTCGCTGGGCTGTATCGACTCACTTGGTGGGTTCTTACTTCACCAACACGCTTTGGGAGACTGCGAAAAGCACCGAATCCCCTGTCCCGATTCTTCTGACCTACGTCGATGACCCGCAAAAATCGGCGGGGGGGTCTTGGACAATCGACCCAGACGGTTCGGTCACCGGGGACCCCGGAAGAAGTTACTACTGGTCACCATGGCTTGAACTCCAACGGAAGCGTCGGGATGTCCATGACCTTCGTGAGAACGTGCTTGCTCTGCCTTCGTCCCAAGGCCGGGGGTTCTTCCCCGTGGTGGACACCGAACGCCAGCGTCAACACATCCAGAAGCCCCGACGATGCAACGTGGTGGACGGCAAACTGGTGGATTCACCAACTGGACACTGGCGAATCTTCATGGAGCCGGACGAGAACTCCAATCTGGTGGCGTTCATGGACCCTGCCTACGGCACTGGATCAGCAAACGCCTGTATCGTGATGATGGATACCAACCTGCGAGAGGTGGTTGCGACCTACGTTGACCCCACCTGCCCCCCCTACGACTTGTCCCGAGAGATCGTCATGGCTGCCCGTTCATGGGCTAGGGGCCGGTCGGACATGCTGATCGGCTGGGAAGTCAACGGGCCGGGGTCCTCCATGCACCACGACTTTGAACGCCTGCGTTGGTACAACGTCTTCCACCACAAGCGGCTGGGCCAGCGGATCGAGACCCGAACCAAGCGGGTGGGCTGGACCTCTACGCGGGTCACCAAGCGGGTGTTGTTCTCGGACCTTGCCCGTGCGTTGGCTGATGACACCGTGGTTTGCCCAGACGAAGAGATTATCGACGAACTGGACTCGACGGTGGTTTACAAGGACGGGTCTCTGGGTCCCGCCCGGCTGGAGGTTGATGCTACATCCGGTGCAAGAGAGGCCCACGGTGACCGGGTGGTTGCTTTCGCCGGTGCAGTGATGCTGCTGGACGATGCCAACCCAGACGCCGAGCGTCCAGACCCCAACTACGGACTACCAGATTACAGCCTTGGCAGCATGTTAAACATGGATGAACTGCTATAACCGTGACAAGTGTCACGCATAAAAGCGACCTAGATAAGAGAAGAGAACAAAAGAGAAGAATAGACCGTACAGTCTGATCATGACCATGCTTCGCGTGATGAACTGTTACCTGCCCTTGGCTGCAATCTCTGCTGTTGAGGTGAAGCCGACTGGTGCTGTTGTCCACCTCAGCCCAGATGCCGCAGATGTTCTTTCACGAAATCAGATCGAAGTGCCGATAGATGACACGCCAGCCCTCTGTGATTGGCTGGATGCGATGATTGAACCGCCGCTGGTTTTGCATCGTTCTTTGATCGAAGAAAACACTGAGCCGATTGAGCCAGTAGATTATACCCCACCCAAGAAGGCTCCGGCCAGAAAGCCAAGAGGTAAACGTGCTTCGGATTGATGAGACATTCCGTCAGGAGGTCAGTGCTGCTCGCAACTGGCGAGACAAACACCTCATGCACTGGAAGGCCATGAAGGAGCGGTTTACCGGACCTGCCTACCGACACGAGAACTACATCGAGGGTGCTGACATCGAGAACATCGTGGGCCAGTATGTGTCGCTGGTTCTCCCGCGTGTCGCCTACGACTACCCCCGAATCCACGTTACCGCCGATGATCCTCAACAGGATCGCCGTGCCAGAGCGTTGGAGTTGATGCTGAACCAGTGGGCCAAGAGATCCGCCCTTCGACCGACACTGCAAGAACTTGCGACCGATATGTGTTTGCTTTGGGGTGTTGCTTTGGTTACCCCAGAACCAGTGAAGCACCTTCGCCGCATTGACATGGGCGGGGCTGGTCTGATGCCACGGGTGTATCGAATCGCACCCGAGAACTTCTTTGTCGATCCGTCAGCGGAGTCACATCGTGAAGCCCGCTACTTCGGCCATGAGTACCCCATCGACATCGAAGACCTCGTTGCAATGGCGGAAGATCCCGAGAATAGGTTGGATCTTGCTGTCGTGAAGGAACTCAAGAGTTCATACGACACATACCGTGAGAAGTTTAGGACTTCTCCAAAAGATTTGCCGGAACGTGAACAGACCATCATGATGGAGGTCTGGTGTCCCGAACTGGAGATCGAGGGTGCTGAAGAGGGCGTTCACCACGGCGGACTGCTGAAGTTTGCCATGAGTGCCGAGAACGACATCGTCATGATTGGTGAGCCAATCCCGTACTACGGTCCCGCCTGCGGCCCGTACGCCATGATCGGTGCATACGAAGTTCCCTCTGACGTTTACCCACTGAGTCCCATGGTTATGGCCTTGCCCCTGATTGAAGAGGCAAACGATCACGCCAAGACCATGTCTTACTCCGCTGGTGCATACCGCCGATTGATCGCGGTTGACTCACGCGGAACCAAGATGGCTCAAGACATCGCCTCAACCCCTGACCTGTTTGTTGTACCCGCTGAAAATTTAGATCGCGACCGCGTTGTCCCAATGGAAATTGGCGGCGTTACTGAACAGCAGATGGCCTACCAGAACATCATGGCTGCACGCCTTGATCGCCTGACGGGCATGTCAGAGGTGATTCGGGGATCGGTAACTGGCGATGCGACAGCAACGGAAATCTCAACCGCTTCAGCCTCCTCCGGTCTCCGACTCTCATACATCCAGCGTCAGTTTGCTGATGCTGTGAACTCGTTGATCTACAAGGCAGCGTGGTACGTCATCAATGACTCCACCGAGTTGCCTATGGGTCGTGAAGCAGTCGAAGAAGGCATGCCTGCTCGGATGCCCGGCACTGAACTTGGCGTTGATCTGTCTGAGATGACGCTTGATGTGCAGGCTTACTCGATGGAAAGAACCTCCGAAGCCTTGCAGCAACGGCGTGCTGTTGAGTTGATGCAGATCATCGGCAACGTCGGACAGCAGGCAACCCAGATGCCGTTCATTGATTGGGAGCGGATGATGACTGTGGTGGGCGATGCACTGAACATGCCCGACATGGCGGACATCTTGAACGTCGATGAACTCAAACGCATGACTGAACAAGCCCAACAGGCACAGCAGCAGCAGGCTGCGATGCAGCAAGAGCAGGCAGCGGCCAACATTGCCCAGAAGCAAGCGGCTGCTCGCTCAAGAATGCAGACCGGATCAGCCGATGTAGCCTCAGAACAGCAAGCCGTGCAGCGTGCCAACCGTGGTTCGGGAGGATTTTGATGCCCTCTTACGACTTCAAACGTGAATCTGACGGCAAAGTGGTGGAGATGTGGTACTCCATGTCCACCGTTCCAAGCATTGGTGACGTTGTGACCATCGAAGGTGAGAACTACACCCGACTTGTGTCCGACTATCAGGTGTCAGCCGAGGTCGAGACCATTACCCACAAGTATCCATACGTCTCTCGCAGCATGCCAAAGAACTTGCCGGGCTGTGAGACCAACAGTAAGGGGCAACCCATCATCTCAAGCCGCCGACACGAGCGGGAAATCATGAGCCGACACGGCCTAAAGCGGGACTAATGAGCGAAGAAACAACCAACGAAGCCACAGAACCCACCGAAACCCCTGCAACTCCTGAGTTTACGCAGGAAGAAGACGCGGTATTGGACAAGATATTCGACGCACGCGAAGAGAAAATTGAACAAACTCGCGAAGCCGTGCGTACAACGACTGAACCCTCGGACGAGGCTGTTAGTGACCCGACCTTGACACCAGAACGCCAGCGTGCGTTGCGTCGAGCGAAGGTTCCTGAAAGCGTCATCGAGAAGTTTGGTGAAGATCAGGCGCAACTCATCGCTTGGGCTGACCAACTTCTTGAAATTCAAGGGAACGTAGACGGGTACGCCGAGCGTATGCGTAATTTGGAAGAGAAAGTCGCATCTCAGGGCAACCAACCCGAAAGTGACACGCGGTCTGCGGAACAAAGCAGCGCACCCCAAGGCGACGGAACCACCGAAGTCTCTCAATCCGAAGCGGAAGAAGGCGAAGCAGCCCCGGAAACCACGCCGGAGCCAACTCAAGTTCAACCTCCAAGGAATGTTGTGGAGCAACTGATCGGTGAGATCACGACTCTGCGAATCGAACAGGCACTCGCGCCCTTTGACGGGGTTACTGATCAGGAAAGAGTGCAGGTCGTGCAGCGGATGACTGAGATCAACGAGAAGTCTCCGGGTGAATTCAACGACATCGCTAGTTTGGTATCAAAAGCGGTTGGTGATGTAATGGGCGACCTTCCAACTCCGGTGAATCCCGGCCCCTCTGGTCAACCTTCTACCCCACCTCGGGCAGTGACCCGGACAGAACGTCCGACAACTCCTGAAGAAGCCGATGAAGCAGCGTTAGAAATCATTCTGAATGGTGGAACGCTCGATGATGCTAAACGTGCAGCGATGCGACGATAACGACTGCCTCCCTCGCGGGGGCCTTTTGCACGAAAGCAGGAAATAAAATGGCGGGAACATCCATCCGCAACTTCCTCGACTTCATGGACGCAACTGGCCCGGTATATCTGACCGGACCCGATGTCCTTATCAATGAAGCGGTGAAGCGTAATTACCTTTTCGGTGATTTGATCCGTGAAAAGAACCAAGCCATCCAAGGTGGTAAAGAGATCAAAGATGTTTTGATGCTCGATGATTCTTCCACGTTCCAATACTACCAGCCGAACGAAACCTTCTCGTACTCCAACCCACAAGTCATGCGTGACATCACCGCCAACTGGCGATTTGCGATGGACCACATGACCTTTACTGATGCTGAGATCGAACTCAACGTCGGTGGTGGGTTGTCCCGTGAAGCCACCAAGACTGTCTACAAGGATCTCAAGCGATCCAAAGAGCAGCGAATGGTGACCTCCATGGTCAACGGTTACGAGGAAGCACTGTTCAAGCCAACTCATGGCACGAACCTTCAGGAAATGGAATCCGGCACTGGCAAGATTCCATACTCCATCCCAGCATTCATTACCGAGAAGTGCATCCAAACCAGCCTTGACGGCGGTGGGGCTGCTGGTCTTCGCGGTGGTGTGAACATCAACAGCACCTCTGAATCCAACATTCTTGGTATTGCCCCCGGTACTTCCGGTGGTGAACAGCGTTGGTCGAACGAAGTTGTCTTCTACGACACCAGTGCTGCTCTTGGTATCAACACTGCTGGTACTCAAATTGGTTCTGAAACTGCTGTGTTCAACAAAGCCAAGATCACCGTTGATGCCTCCGGCAACTCCGGCGGACGGCCTATCAACAACTTCTCTGCTGTTGATGCGTTTGGCTTCTTGAACTCGTTTGACGAGATGTATCTTCGTCTCCAGTTCCGTCCACCAGCCTCGTTTGAGCAATACTTTGAGAACATCGTGTTCAACCGTCAGAAGATCCTCTGCTCCCGTGAAGGCATCAACCTTTACAAGCAAGCATTGCGTTCCGAAAACGACCGAACCTTTGCTCCTCAAGATGTGGCGTACAACCAGCCCACCTACTCGGGCATTCCGTTGACCTACGTTGCTCAACTTGACAGTGCGAAGATTCACCCATCCGTCACTGGCGGCTCCGGTGTTACCTTCCGTCTGCAAGACCAAGACGATGCAACCTTGGACACCTCAAACGGTGAAACCGAATTGGGCAGCGAAGTGTTGGACCCCGGTCCACGGTACTTCTTCATCAACGGTGACTACCTCACCCCGGTTCTGCACGCCTCTCGATACATGGAGAAGCACCCAACCATGCAGCACCCAAATCAACCGTTCACTCACGTTCAGATCACGGACTCGTGGTACAACGTGATTGCTAACTCCCGTCAACGACACGGCATCATTGCTCCGTTCGTTACAACTGCATAATCGAGAGGATTTGTTCCCATGAAAATTGCAACACAAGGTGGCGACGGCAAAGTAGCACTCGCCAGTGAATCTGTTTTGATCACTTGTACCGACGCTTTGAGTGCCGGTGACATTGTGAAACTTACCCTTGGAACTGACGGCACTTACAGTGCTTGCACCAAGACCGCTGCAACGAATACCGATGACGTTGTCTTGACTGCATTTGGCGTTGCCCTTGGTGACGTTCTTGCTGGGTCTAAAGGCCGCATCGGTCTTCGAGGTGTCTTCGCTTGTAAGGCATCAGGAGATGTTGCTGCTGGTAACGCAGTGATTGTTGATGATGGGGTTGCCGGTTCGCTTCACGAACTCGGTGCTGCGTCCGGCACTCCTGCCGAATTCCGACGTATTCTCGGGGTCGCTTTGACCGAAGACGGCAACTCTGCCGTTGGAACTGGCAAGGCTCTCGTTCAATTCGACGGTTTGACCGTTACCGTGTCGGCATCTGCCGCACAAGGTAACTGATCTTTTGATCACTTGGGAGAGGGGGGCTACCGCCCCCTTCTCCTCTTCCCATGGCACTTACCTACGCTGACGCTAAGGCCCATGTATTGCTCGCTTGTGGTGGAGACCCCTCCACCGCGACTGGGCTTACTGTTGCCCAACGAGTTGCACAGATTCTCAACTTCGCGGGCCACCACCTTTACAGCCACGCTTGGAACTGGCGTGAGCGTACTGCTGCCAACTTGAGTTTTGAAGCCGATGGCGACACTGTCCGTGACTACGTCACTTTGCCCGACGATGTCGGCACGATTCTCAACGTGTACCCCAACGGCAACACCTTTCGCCGTGTGTTCCTGATTTCACCAGAAGCGTTCTCTCGCTTCGAGTCAGACAACTTGACGATCACCGACGCGGTGTTCTACGTCACGCTTGCCCGTGCCAAGCCGGGCAACGACGGCACGGAAGAAAAGAAGCAGCCTG